GCGGGCTTGGCGAATACGGGTTGTCCGAATTGCAGTTGCATGGTCATCTCCTTATGGTTGTACTGGTTGCTGATCCTGAAGATCAGGCTTGCTGATTGAATAATCCGGCACATCACCGGCCCACTTGGCATGCTCTGCTGCCGAATCGTGCGGCGCGATGTCGTAGTCCGCGCGCAGCGTGGTGAACTCGGACAGCGCCGCCAGCGCAGCGTCGTCAATGCCGTTCGGCAACGCCGCCAGCGTCTCGACGCGAACCACTGCGCAAGTCAAACCGGCCGCGCTCAGCTTGTCGTCGGTCATCAGATCCGCGCCCGTCACGCGCCAGACATAACTGCCCGCCCGGCCGTTATCGAGCAGCCCCAACACCGCCGACAGGATCTGATACATGCCGATCGTCTTGCCATCGCCGCGCCGCGCCGACTCATGACCACGCGCATTGCGCGCCACACAAGCCAGCCCGAACGGCACGCGAATCGCGCCATCCGACACCTGGGCATGCACCCCGGCCACAACATAGACGGCAGGTGATCTGGCCGCGAACTGCTTGACCAGGTTGTCGCCATCCAGCTCGGGCAGCGTCTCCACGCACACCAGCTTCTGCGCCAACGGACTCGCCTCGATCACAGCCACCAGCCCGATTTCCATCTCCGCGAACATCAGCGCGCCCCCTCAATGCGGTCGGTCAGCAGGTCGAGGATGTCGGCCGCATTCTCATCGTTCACGCCCAGGTAAGGCCGTGCCGGGATCTCGACCTTGTCCGTGCTGACGAACGCGCCATTGGCCAACCTGAAGCGCAGCGACCCGGCACCTTTCGGCTTGATCGTGCCGCCCATCTGGTGGATCGCCCCATACACACGGTTCGTCCCCCACTCGGCAAAGCTGCGGCCAGAGCGGCTGCTGATCGAATCGGCCAGATGCCCATCTTTGGTCAGCGTCTTGCCGCCATTCAACTGCACACGCAAGCTCGGCTTCCAGCGATTACCATCCGGACCGATCTGCATGCGGAACCGCTCGCGGGTTGAGTTCTCCCCAAGGGTTGCGATATCCCGCAGCGCCTCGGATGGGTCCTGACCCAACGCGATCAGCGCCATCAGCTTGGCGCGGATGCCGCTGTCCTCAATCTCTGCACGAATGAGGATGCCGTTGGCCATCAGAGTCGCCCCTCGCGGCTGAATACCGAGCCGGAAGACCCGATGTATGCGCTACCGGAGGAAGCGGGTTTGCCGCCAGCAGGGCTGATACCCAACCCGACCTTTCCGCTGCCGATCGCCTCCAGCATCTTGATGGCGTCCTTGTAACGCTGGGTGATCTGCTCGGTGGCGATGTCGTCGTACAGCGCATAACGGGTAAGGTCACACGCAATCCCCACCACCAAGCGCGGGACAGACGCAAGAGGTGTAGTAAAGCGTGACAACAAATACCCATCGATCACGCTGTCCGCATCCATCAACTTGCCATCGATCAGCGCCAGCGCCGCAGTGGCGGCAGCCTGTTCGTCCGCTGTGTACCCGCTCATGTCGCCACCTGCCGCCGCTGTCGTCAGCATTTCTGCCGACACCAGGCGCGGGATGCCGCGATCAGCTCGCTGCGCGATCTCGTCGGCAGAAAACTGGTTCAGCAGGGTGGTGGCGGTGACGTAGCTCATGACTTACTCGGATGCGGCTTCTTCGTCGACTTCGACTTCGGTGACTTTCAGCAGCGACTCGCCCTTGATCTGTGCGATCTGTTCACGGCTCAGCGCGGAGAGCTTCACCACGGTCGCTTCCTTGCTCCATGCTCGGCCGCCACGGCGGAAGCCATCGCGGCTGGATACGACGCTCAGCGCGGGCACCTTGACGGTCTTTTTCGCGGCGGTTTGCTTTGCGGCTGCGGCATCTGCCCCGGCCTTGTTGTCAGCAGCAGCTGGTGCAGCTGCCTTGTTCTTGCTTGCTGTAGCCATGATCACTCCTTGTTCGTTTGTCCTTCACACCCCGGAGCCGCACTCAGGGCGGCTCCGGTTAGCGTGCTGCCGCTCGGGGGTGTATTCCTTATGCGCCGGTGGAGCCGTAGCAGAGCTGCCAGAAGCCGTAGCCGCCTGCAGCACGTGCCTCGGCACCGTAGCGGAACTTCTTGCGCATGAACACGTTGTCGCTGTTCATGTCGGTCTGCTCGACGAACACGGGGGCTTTGCGCTCCTGGTAGATGAAGGGCTTGATCGCCTTGGTGGTGTCCAGCAGGAACCATGCGGTGTCGCTGGTCAGGCGTGCATCCACCACCACCTCGGCCGTGCCCTTGAAGGGGTTGGCCTTGCCATCATCCAGGCGGTCGTTGTTCACCAATGCCAGGGCGATGTGCTCCAGCGCGGGCGGCACCAGCAGCACGTTCGGCGTGATGTTCAGCGGGCGGCCTTCGTCGTCCTTGAACTTGCGCATCGCGGTGCGGGCTGCGCCGTAGCTGGCGATCGCAGCGGCTTGCGTTGCCACAGAGAGCGCTACCGCGCCCTTGTTGGATACGGACGCCTTGGCCACGACGTGGTCGGTATCGCAGAAGAACTGGCCGTCGAAGCATTCGGCGGTGAACGCACTGTTGGCCAGCGCCATCACGATCTCGTCCGGCAGCTGGGCGGCAGACTCACCGGCCATCTGTGCCTGCGGGCCGTAGATGCCCAGGTTGTCATCATCGACATCGTTGCGGTCCACCTCAACGGTGGCCTCGAAGTCGTCGTTCTTGATGGTGTACTTGGAAGCTTCCAGCGCTTTCACGTTCTTGTCGCCGATCCACTTCTGCATCATCGGGAACTTGCTCAACCAGGCGTAGTCGTTCTGGCCGGTGGTGCTGGGCACCTTCATGGCGATCTTCTGCCAGACCGACGGCGCAGCACCGAAGGCGTTGTTGAACGTGGTCTTCAAGCTGATGAAGAGGTTGGCGAGGTTCTCGCGGTTGACGATCATGGGATTCTCCTTTTAATTAACGAGCGGTCGGATCGGGGCTTACTGCACCCAGACGCCGTCGGTTTCCACACCAATGACGATACCGGCTGCAGAACGGGCACCGGTGGCGCTGGTGGCAGACACGGTCTGGTCGTCCTCGATGTAGCAGAGCTTGCCCAGGCCGGCCTGCGTCACCGCGTCGGCGGCGCTGTTGGCGAACTTGAACGCCTTGCCGCGACGCACCAGCACGCTCAGCGCACCATCTGCGCCCATGTTGTCCACCGTCTCTTCCGAGCGACCCAGATAGGTCAGCGTGTCAGCGACAGCGCCGGGTGTGGCATAGCCGGTGGCGTTTGCGGCCACCAGACTGCCGGCGAAAATCTTCTTGGCGGCGGCGATGGGCACGGCGATCAGTTCGCCGTCTTTCATTTGGGTATTGCGATCAGCAGTCAAAGGCATGTCGTTCTCCTGTTAGGTTGTTGGTTAGGACGCAGACTGGGCAGCCAGCGTCTTCTTGAATGCTTCCGGCGAGACGCCAGTGGCCGCGCACATCGCCAGCTGCGCTTCGCTCAGCTCGCCTTCGGCTTGACCTTCCGGCTTCTTGCCGCCGGTCTGCGTGGCAGTCAGCGCATCGATCGGCTGCGCCGTCTCCAGGTACTGGGTCAGCGCCGCGAGGTTGGCTTTGCCCAGATCGCGCGCCCACTTCTCCTGGGGCGGCAGCAACTTGCCTGCAGACAGCGCGGCAGTGACCACGCCCTCCACTTCGCGCGCGTTGTTGGCAGCGGTCAGCGCAGCCAATTCGGCTTGCAGCGCCTGCATGGTTTCGACTGGGGCGTACTTGGACAGATCGGGTGTGGCGGACTTGAGCGCGGCAATGTCGGCACTGAGAGATGTGACCAGCCCAGCAACATCAAAGCTGGCCGCAGCCATCACTTCCGGCTGGGCAGCCTTGATCTTGTCGGCGGCTTTCTTCACCTCGGCCAGAATCTCATCCGCCGTAGCCATTGTGGGCAGGTTAAAGAACCAGCGCAGTTGTTCGAGCAACTCTTCCATGTTTGTCTCCTGTGTGAGTGAAGCGGAAAGGCGCGCGCTGACCTCTTCCATGCCGTCGATGGCGGCGTTGTTGGTCAGTGCGGCGTTGATGATCTTTTTGATTGCGCCGGTCTTCTTGTCGAACAAGATCACCGGCGAGATGAAGCGATATTCCTTGGCATCGATGTGCAGCTTGGCGGTCTCAGTCCATTCGACCTTGGCGAACAGCCCTTCGCCTTCGCGCCATTCCATCCCTTCGGCAGTGAACCAACCGGCCGCAGGCGCTTTCTGGCCGTTCTCGGATGACAAGATGGTCTGGTGTTCGTAGTCGATCACCACCGGGTTAGCCAGGGCAGCAATGTCGGCAATCAGCTTGGTGGCGATCTCGGCATTGGTCAGCCAGGCGGCGCACTCGGTCGGGCGACCATCACGCGCACGAAACTCGCCGGCGGGCAGCAGCTGCACATAACCGTTGGCATCAAGCGCGAACGAACAGGCCGCGAAGGCGACCTGCTGCGAACGTGGGTGTTTGGTGGTTTTGGATTTCATGTCGCCATTCTGGGGATGGCGACGGGTGCGGGCGATACCGAAGTGTTTCGGTGCAGAGATAAGGGGTGGTTCAGCTTTTTCAGACTGCCACATTTACAGGGAAACGGGAAGCGATGCGCAATCCCCACCCACGCGCGATGAAAATTACCCGCACAGAGGCCGTTAGACCCCCGTTAAAAACGTCGCGCCGGAGATTTGGCTACATAGGGCCTCAAAACAGGGGCGCGAAGCG